AGATGGTGTTGACTAATGATAGTAGATTAGCATTCATTGTTGCGGGGACAAAGAAGAAAAGTAGTGAAATGGGTACTGGTCATGCTATTAATTTCTGTCACGCTACAGAAATGTCTAGCTGGGGGGATGAAGATGCTGTAGCTAACTTGATGGCTACATTTGCGGAAGAAAACCCCCATCGTTTGTATATTTTTGAAAGTACAGCTAGGGGATATGATAATCCATTACCCGAGATGTGGGAAGAAGCCAAGAGATCAGATTTTCAACGCGCAATTTTTGTTGGCTGGTGGCGCAATGAAATGTATTCTAAACACAAAGATAGTGCCGAATATGCTATCTATTGGGATGGATATTTGACTACAGATGAGAAGGTTTGGGTTGAAGAAATCAAAGAGCTATATGATTTCGACATTACCTCCGAACAAATAGCATGGTGGAGATATACGCTAGAAGAAAAGATGAAAGGAGATGAACTTCGGATGTATCAAGAATTCCCACCAACCGAAGATTATGCCTTTCAACTCACAGGTTCCAAATTCTTTTCTTCTGCCCATATTTCAAAGGATTTCAAACAGATTAAAGACTTGGAAGGAAGATATTACTGCTACCAAATGGGTCAGTATTTTGAGTTCACATCCTTCTACGAAACGAATGAAGAGAATGCTGATCTCACTATTTGGGAAGGCTATGAACCCGGTGAGCATATTTATGTTATTGGTGCTGATCCTGCTTATGGGTCTTCTGATTGGGCTGATAGATTCGTTGCTTCTGTATGGAAATGCTATGCTGACAGAGTCGAACAAGTTGCGGAATATTGTTCTACTGATTGTAATACTTATCAGTTTGCTTGGGTTCTGGCACATCTTTGTGGAGAGTATGGTGGCGCTCTATTGAACCTAGAAATAACAGGCCCCGGACAGGCGGTGTTTAATGAATTGCGTAATCTGGCGCAGATGGGGGGAGCACCCAATCATCCAGCAGACATATATGACATTGTTGGAAGCGTTAGACATTATTTCTACAAGCGACAAGATTCTATTTCTTCAGCTTACGCCTTTCAATGGCAGACAAATCAACGTGAGAAGGAAAGATTGTTTAATACATATCGAGATTATTACGAAAGAGGATTTCTCGTCATCCGTTCATGTGAATTGCTCAAAGAGATGCGTACAATTGTCCGTGACGGAGGTTCAATCAATGGAGAGGGGACAGCTAAAGATGATAGAGTCATGGGCGCTGGACTATCGGTCATAGCTTGGAATGATTTTGTAATGAATGGATTGATACAACAAGGTGTAACATGGGAACTTTGCCAAAAGGAAAAAGAGTACGGAAAGACCGCCACTCTCGGATCATTGTTAACAAGAGCAATGATAGAAAATGCTTTAAGGAATCCTCTCGATGACTAAATCTGTTATGATTATGAGCAAACAAGAGATTGCGAAAAGGTTGAGTGAGTTGGAATTGGGAAGAGGAGTTAGACCAGCTGAGGGTGAGGGATTGACCATCTCTGCCCTCAAACAATTCCTGCACTATAATAATTATCGTATATATCAAGCAACAGTTGGTTTAATGAGCCAAGAAACTCAGCTAAGGTTAAGTCAATTTTTCAACCAATACGATGCCGGTGAGATTGTATTTACGTTTCGTAAAGGTGATGGTTGGAGAATCCATCGTCCCATGTATCCAGTGCCTCGAGGTGAGATAAAGAAACCTCAAATGCAAGTAAATATGATTAACGGCTCAATTGAATATACTTTAGGAGATGAATAATGGTTATTAAAGAATGGGAATGTGCTAAACATGGTACATTTGAATCAACACACCCAATTTGTCCTTGTCTGGGATGTGCAAGCGAAAATGTAAAAAGGGTATTTTTAACCCCTCCTTCTATTCGACATGAAGCTACAACTTATACTGATAATAGTTTCAATGATTTAGCTCGTGCATATAAATTAAGTGACATTAACAATCAAGATGGACAAGCAGCCAAATCCGCTGCTGATGATTGTAAATGGGGAATGGACGCTGTCGGTGGTGTTGATATGTTCAAACAAGCAACAGCTAATGGTGCTGGATATGAAACATTCCAAACCGAATCAGGAAAAACAGTTCAAGTTGATAACATGGGTATGAGATTGGCAGCTAGAACAAGCGGAATTGACAAACGTGTTGTTCCGGCAGCGGACGTAAAAATACTTGCATCTGACAAACAAGACCGTCAAAAGGTCATGAAATCTTAACCTTAACATGTTTCGTTTAATCCCAAAGAGAGAAAGAAATGAAGATTCCGAACGACCCAATGCAACGGATTCAATTCTATCAACGAGTCCTCCAGCAATGCCTAGTCAGTCAAAACAACCGGATACCAGCATATCGCCGGCTCCGAAACTATTACCTGTTTGGAACAGAGGAGGGGACACAAGCCCCATTCAACAAGATTCAACCCACGATTCAATTGTTGAAAAGCTTCATTTACAGCGCCGAGACGACAAAGTTCAACTTGCAATTAGGCGCAACAGTCCATCCAGACGAGTTAAGAAAAGTCTCAATCCTAAATGAAGAGATAAACGACCAATGGCACGATTCTGATACTGATTTGATTATTGGTGATGCAATTCAATGGTCTTATGTCTATAACACGATGATCTTGAAAATAGTCTGGGATGATGGGATTAAGGTTTATTCTATCGAACCTGATTGTTTCGGTGTGTTTAGAGAAGATATTAATCAACTCAACAGGCAAGAAGCGGTCGTACATATCTACATGATCCCGAAAAGTGAACTGGAAAGGATTATTGAAACCCATCCACATAAAGATATTGTTGATCAACAAATAGCTGTCAACAATGCCGCTGCTCCCGATAGTTCTTTTCCCTCGGGGTTGCAACGTTTGATGATTAGTAAATCAACACCTAACATGATCGGTTCAGTAGCTGGTGGTGTTGGTGGTATGGCATCTACCCATGATTATGTTCCAGACATCGATTATGATGGCGTTACGATGTATGAGTTATATATTTGGAACGATGATGAACAAGATTATCAGATCGTAACATTAGCTGATCCCGGTATTGTAATTTATGATCGGAAAAACTTCCTTGTTCCTAAAAAACTTCCATTTGTACAAATTTGCCCAGAACCATTGCCCTTTTATTTCTGGGGACAATCATTTACTGCCCGTTTAACTCCTCTCCAAGATTGGCATTCTCTTCGAATTGCTCAATTGAAAGACATGATGAATCGTCAAGTTGATCCTCCTCGTGCTGCTAGTGGATCAGGGCCCATTAGAGAAGAAAAATATGCAGCTCTTAGAAAAGCTGGTGGTTATTTGGACTTAGGTATTAATGGTAAAATAGAAGATTTAAGCCCAAAAATGCCTACAAATATGTTTGCTGAGATTGAAAAGATCGAGGAAATGTTCAACGAAACTGCAGGTGTGAATAACATCATGCAAGGTAAGGGGGAAAGTGGTGTGAGAAGTCGAGGGCAAGCTGACCTGATGGCCCGGTTATCCTCTTCTCGCCCTCGCCAAGCCTCACTTATTATTGAAGATGCCCTTGAACAACTAGCCACTCTTGTACTACGATTACATCAAGAGTTCAGTGATAAGAAATACCTCACTGATGAAACACTCTCTGATGGTTCTCCAATGACGTTTGTTGCTAAACAATTCACAACTGATTACATTGTCAAGGTAGATGCTCATTCTTCTTCCCCTATCTTTATTGAAGACAAGAAATCGGATGCACAAGTTTTGTTGAAAGCTCAATGTATTGATAGGGAAGATTTCTTACGTCTCTATGATCCTCCTGGTCTACAACAATTGGTTCGGAAACTAAAAATCCGAATCGATGATGAGAAGAAACAAATGCAAATGCAGCAACAGATGATGCAAATGGGTATGGCAGGTCAAGGACGTCCCCCTTCTCCCGGTGCACAACAAGGTGCAGCTAATTTAAGAGGAGAAAAAGGGATTGAACAAGCTTCGGAATAGATTTAAAGTACCAACAAACAAAATAGGGGAAAGGTTCCCCGAAGGTGATACAAGGCACCTCAGTTCCTTGTCAGTTAAAGGAGCCTAAAATGCTCAACGCCCGTCGTCGTAAACACAAGCGTAAATAAGCTGTATCGGGTAACTCCCTAATGCGCAAACTGACAAGGAGAGAGGTTAATCCCTTTCTCCTTCTTCCCATTTAAGGAATATATAATGGCTCATAGTGCTAGAGGTGGTAAGCCTACTGGTTACAGAAAGAAGAAACGGAAATGATTAAATTCAATGATTTTGGGATTCTTGCCGGTGCAGCGGGTCATGCTCGGGGTGGTAAAGCTACTGGTAAATCTCGTAGCAAAAAGCGGAAATAATCTTTATGTTTATCATTCAAAAACGTCATGGTGAATCGATGAAACGTCGTGGCGGTGGACATAAAGGTACAAAGAATCGGAAAGGTAGGTTGTAATGCCTGACATTCCGACCGATATTTTAAACATGCATTCCGGACAAACGGAAGGTAAGCAATTCCCATCCACTACATCCGAACCTGCTGAAGCACCTTCTTCTGCTCCTATGGCAACACCGAATGTAAAGAAGGGTAATCTAGCTGTAGGGAATGCTAAAGTACGGTTGGCTATGAGTGTTTTGGGTCAAGCATTAGTTGCTTACGGGCCAGACAGCGATGAAAGCAAGGATTTACACTCTGTCCTTGATTCCCTCACCAGCAAATTCGGTGGTAAAGCAGATATTGAACTAATCCCGGCTCAAATACTTGACTTAGTTCGAAATGAACCTAGTCTACAAAAAGGACAACCGATTCAACAAGCTATGCAACAGGGTCAAGGTGCCGGAGTTCAACAACCTCCATCTAATGACGCAATGCAAGCTATTTCTCAACTCATGAAAGGTGGTTAAAGATATGTCCGAAATCTTCAAACCTTCTTCTACTGGTATGCGTCGGCCTACTGATAACAAGCGCGAGAATGGGAGAATTATCAACCCGCCTCGTTTCGCTGAATTGGGTGGTTTGGGTGATGCCAGTAAGACGATGACAGGTAATAACATCCGTATTCAAAAGCCCGGTGGCGGTGCTAAATAATAAAGGAACCGAAGATGGCCGATTTGAATCAATATAGTTTGGAACAATTGCAAGGGATTGTAAATTTGGGTGAAAGTTTGGTCAATAATCCGCAAACGAGGGAACAGTTCCTTCGATTGGCCAAACAAGCTAATCCAAATTTGCAAATCCCTGAAATTGCAACTAAAGATTCGTTCCAAACTGAACTGCAAAAAGAACGCGAAGCTCGTTTGAACTTGGAAAAACAAATCCAAGAACGTGATATCCGAGAAAATCTTCAAAAAACTCGGGCTAATGTACAATCGAAATTTAAACTGAACGATGAGCAAATGAGTTCGGTTGAAACATTGATGGTTGAGAAGCAAATCCCTTCTTATGAAACAGCCGCTGAATTTTTGGTGAATCAACAAAAGGCTGCTGCTCCTACTATCAATCGCACAACCGATCGACCGATGATTACCATGCCTGATGCCGCTATATGGTCAAAAGGTGTTGGTGATAAATCCAAGCTTAATAATATTGCTCGTGAAGAAGCATATAAAGCATGGGATGAGATTAACAGTTAATCTCCCCAACATCTTTTAAAGGAAATTAAAATGCCCCAACTCGGCACAGGTATTATGCCATCAGGTGCAGCCGGGACGGAAGTACAATACGTAACCCGTCGCGCATTTGTACCGAAAATGATTGTTCAGATTTATAACTGCTCTCCTTTTGTAGCGGCTGCAATCGCAAATGCTCAACCGGCTTCCGGTGGTGTATCTAGCGTAACTGTTCCGGTTCAAGGGGCAAGCTTTGTGAATAGTCAATGGACTGATTATTCCGGCACTTTCAACCAACCTTCGGTTCAACAAGGTATTCAGAATGCTGAATATAACTTGAAGGCATTGGTTGTTCCTATTCCGTTCCAAGGTATGGAATATGCAGTTCAAAAAGATCATGCTATTATTCCTCTCATCGAAGCTCGTATGAATGATGCTACGAATAATGCTTGTGATGCTATTGGTACTGCACTGTATAATAACACCGGTAACAACCAACAATTGATTGGTCTTCCCGGAGCTATTGACGACTCCACTAACCTTGCAACTTATGGTGGTATTTCCCGTACCTCCAATGCATTTTGGAAAAGTAAAGTCTATAATGCCGGTGCTACGAACCCGACTCGTGCATTGGTTATGCAATATATTTCGGGTACGTTCAAGAACTGTGGTGAACTCCCCTCGTTTGGTCTGATGGGTGTTGGTACTTGGCAAACACTGGCTAATGATTTCCTTGGCCAAGAAGTTTTTAACGTATCCCCCGGTTCTGCATTTGATAGTGAATCTAATGGCCCTCGTTCTGCGTTTCGCGCTCTGATGGTTGCAGGTGTTCCTATCTATTGTGACCCATATTGCCCGGAAGGTATTCTGTATTTGGTTAACTCCAATTACGTTGCCATGTATATTCACGAAAATGCAGCCTTTACATTCTCCGGCTTCCAATCCACCATCCCGAACTATCAAATCGGTTATCTTGGTATCGTTCTGGCATTGATGGAATTGGTTTGTGTCAAGCCGAAAGCGAATACGCGGGTTAGCAACTTTACCTACGTTACTTTGTAAGGAGAATAATCATGGGTATGCAAAAGATTGGGGGCTTTGGTCAACTTCTTACCAACCCCGTTATTTCTGGCGCATTGGCTCCGGGGCAATCGTTTTTGCTTCCGGCTGGTCAAGGTGTAATTGGTACATGGCAACAGCCTCCTACAGGCCCGAATGCTCCGACTGGATTTATATCCACTGGACAATTTAATGTAGATGCTGGCCCATTTACCGATCTACAGACATTTGATCCGGTTCTATTGGTATGGCGTTCTTATGCTCCTATCGCATTAGAAGGTTTGACTATCTCTTCTGATGGTACAAACTATCGTCTGTCTAATACTACTGGCTGTCCTGTTGGCGCTGTATTGACTAACGTAGGTTCTGGCTATACGAATGGTTTCTATGGCTATAACTATCAAGGCAATGCAGTAACGATTCAGAATGGTATTACAACTGCGGGTAATACAGGTTTGACTATTACCCCAAGTGCTGGTGGTTCATTGTGGAATGCTATTGTTGGTGGTTCTATTAACACCATAGTAACTATTACATCTGGCGGTACTGGCTATAAATTTGCTCCTATTATCGTATTTAATCCTCCGGCTAACCAAGGT